AGGCGCGAAGGGTATTACTAGGAGAATTTAGATGGCCGTCGATAGAAGTTTGATGCAGGCTCCGATGGGTCTTGAAGCTATGGCTGCCGAGATGGAGCCGATTGAGATCGAGATCGTGGACCCAGAAGCGGTTCGTATCGGCGTCGATGGGATGGAGATTAGCCTTGAAAAAGAGGCACCCAGAGCAGAAGACTTTAACGCCAACCTTGCAGAATTTATCGATGAGCAAGAACTTCAACTCCTAGCATCTGAACTGCTGGGAGACTACGAGCAGGATTTAAGTTCGAGAAAGGATTGGCTCGACACGTATGTAAAAGGACTAAAAATTCTCGGCATTCGCTACGAGGAAAGAACAGAGCCGTGGCCGGGTGCGTGTGGTGTGTTTCACCCGCTCTTGATGGAGTCGGCTGTTAAGTTCCAGTCCGAGACGATCATGGAGACCTTCCCAGCGATGGGTCCGGTCAAGACCAAGATTATCGGCAAGGAGACTCCGGAGAAGAAGGACTCAGCCATTCGTGTCGCTGATGACATGAACTACAAGTTGACCGAGGAGATGAAGGAGTATCGCCCGGAGCATGAGCGTCTCCTGCTTTCGCTGGCTCTGTCGGGTAACGCATTTAAGAAGGTGTACTTCGACCCTTCGCTAAACCGTCAGACCGCTGTCTATATCCCAGCCGAAGATATCGTGGTGCCTTACGGCGCTGCCAACATTGAATCTGCTGAGCGTGTTACGCACCGGATGCGTAAGACCAAGAACGAGGTCAAGAAGCTTCAGTACGCAGGGTTCTATCGTGATGTTGATCTGGGTGATCCGGTTCGCGTCATGGACGAGGTGGAGAAGCAGAAGGCAGAGGATCAAGGCTTCTCAGCAAGCATGGACGACCGGTTCCAGTTGCTTGAGATGCACGTGAACCTTGACCTGAAAGATTATCCAGACGTTGACGATGACAATAGTGAGACGGGGATCGCACTGCCCTACGTGGTGACGATTGAGAAGGGAACGGGGACAGTCCTAGCCATTCGCAGGAACTGGAAAGAAGAAGATGAACTCAAAGCCAAGCGACAGCACTTTGTTCATTATGGTTACATCCCCGGCTTCGGGTTCTACTACTTTGGTCTCATCCACCTTATCGGCGGACACTCTAAGGCAGCTACATCACTTCTTCGCCAGCTTATCGACGCAGGAACACTCAGCAACCTTCCGGGTGGTCTCAAGTCGCGCGGGTTGCGAATTAAGGGAGACGATACGCCTATTGCTCCCGGCGAGTTCCGAGACGTAGACGTACCGAGTGGCGCGATCAAGGACAACATCCTCCCGCTGCCATACAAGGAACCCTCGCAGACTCTTGCTCAGTTGATGGATCGAGTGGTCGAGGAAGGTCGCCGCTTCGCTGCTGTGTCGGATCTCAAAGTCAGCGATATGTCGTCGCAGGCTCCGGTCGGTACGACGTTGGCTATTTTGGAGCGTGTTCTCAAGGTGATGTCGGCTGTTCAGGCTCGCATCCACTACACGATGAAGCAGGAGTTCAAACTCCTTGCTGCGATCATCCGAGACTATACGCCAGAGGAGTACAGCTACGAGCCGGAAGTCGGCGGCCGCAAGGCCAAGAAGTCCGACTACGATAACGTGGACATCCTCCCGGTGTCCGACCCGAATGCGGCAACCATGTCGCAGAAGGTGGTGCAGTACCAAGCTGTACTGCAACTCTCGCAGTCGGCTCCTCAGATTTACGATTTACCCTATCTTCATCGGCAGATGATTGAGACCTTGGGCATCAGGAATGCCAACAAGATTATCCCCGCTGCTGATGATCAAAAGCCTGTAGACCCGGTGACGGAGAACATGAATCTCTTGAACGGCAAACCCGTCAAGGCGTTCTACTACCAAGATCACGAGGCGCATCTACAGGTTCACATGATGGCCATGCAAGATCCGAAAATCATGCAGATTGTGGGTCAGAACCCGCAGGCTCAGTCCATCATGGCCGCTGGCGCTGCTCACATCATGGAGCACGTGGCGTTTCAGTACCGCAAGGAAATCGAGAAGCAGTTGGGAGCGAATCTCCCGCCGATGCCCGATGCGGAGAAAGACGAGAACTTCCTGCCAGAAGCAGCCGAGGTTCAGATATCTCAACTTGCCGCCGCAGCCGCTGCCAAGTTGTTGCAGAAGGATCAAGCCGAGGCCCAAGCCGCCCAAGCGCAGCAACAGGCGCAAGACCCTGTTATCCAGATGCAGCAGATGGAGCTTCAACTTCGTCAGCAAGAGTTGCAGATCCAGCAACAGAAGTTGCAGATCGATGCTCAAGTCAAAATGGCCGAGCAGCAGCGTAAAGAGAAGGAGTTGCAGATCGATGCGGCGCTCAAAGCCGATGAGATCGAACTTCGTCAACTTGAGATATCGAACCGTCAGCAGATCGAAGCCGCCAAGATGGGCGCAGACATCCAGAAACACAAAGCTAGCTTGGCTGCGAAACAGCAGGCAGACGGAGTGCGGATGGGCATCGATATTGCCAAGGCAAAAGAATCCGCTGATCTTCAGCGTAACCGCCCCCAAAAGGGCAAGAAGGAGTAAATGAGTTATACGACAGCACTCGACTACCTCAAATCAAAACTTGAGGACGAGCGTTCCAACATCGTGTCTTTTCTGTCTCAAGGCACTTTGAAGGACATCGAAGAGTATCGAAGATTGTGCGGCATCATCCAAGGTCTTGATGCAGCCAAAGTTTTGATTTCAGACCTTGAAAAACGGATGGAGACAGACGATGAGTAATATTGATATTGAGAAAACACAGGAAGAGGCCAAGAAAGCCTCGTTGCTCCCAGCGCCGAGAGGGTATCGGTTGCTGTGCGCGGTTCCTCATGTAGAAGAGGAATTTGAAGGCGGCATCGTCAAGGCCGAGGACACCAAGCGTACGGAGGAACTGACTACGGTCGTTCTCTTTGTCGTGAAGGTGGGTGACATGGCCTACAAGGATAAGGATCGGTTTCCGACTGGTCCGTGGTGCAAGGAAGGGGACTTTGTTCTGACCCGTCCGTACGCAGGCACCCGCGTGGTCATTCATGGCCGCGAGTTCCGTTTAATCAACGACGACAGTGTGGAAGCGGTGGTCGATGACCCCCGTGGTATCCGCCGCGCATAAGGAGTAAATCATGGCAGATCTTGAAGAATACAAATTCCCCGACGAAGTAGAGGCTGAAAACAAAGCCAAAGACACGGCGGGTGAAGACGATTTCAGTATTGAAATTGTGGACGATATGCCTCCAGAGGATCGGCAGCATTCTCGCCCGATGCCCGAGGAAATCGTTAAGAAGCTGGAAAAGGACGAGTTGGATGAGTATTCCGACGACGTAAAAGAACGCTTCCGCCAGATGAAAAAGGTCTGGAATGACGAGCGTCGTGCCAAGGAATCAGCAGCCCGTGAGCGTGAGGAAGCCCTCAAGTTCGCTCAATCTCAGATGGAAGAGAACAAGCGTCTCAAGCAGCGCCTTGGCGTTGGTGAGCGTGTCTTTATCCAAGAGGTCACTAAGGCTGCAAACAACGAGCTTTTGACCGCTAAAGAAAAGCTAAAGCAAGCTTACGAATCAGGCGATGCCGAAAACATTGCTCTGGCTCAAGAGGCGATGACTGACGCGAAGCTTAAACTGAAACAGTACGAAGGCTTCCGTCCCTCTTTACAATCAGAAGAGGAAAGTGTACAACCGCCTCAACAGGTAACGACGCCACAAGCGCCTGCTCCAGCAATCGACCCAAAAGCCGATGCTTGGAAACGGAACAACACTTGGTTCGGCGTGGACGAGGAGATGACCGCCCTCGCACTCGGCCTGCACGAAAAACTGGTCAGGTCTGGAGTCGATCCGCGTAGTGACGAGTACTACCAAAAGATCGATGCAACGATGAGGAAGCGGTTTCCTGAGACGTTCGACGACGTTGAAGAAGCCAAACCTCAAAAGGAAGAACCCAAACCTTCTTCTAAGTCAAAGCCATCCACAAACGTGGCCCCTGTAACGCGGGGAACCGCACCTCGTCAAATTCGTTTGACGGCTACGCAAGTTGCTCTGGCTAAAAAACTTGGCTTGAGTAATGAACAGTACGCACGTGAATTGATGAAACTGGAGGCTAACTAAAATGGCTGAGAATCGTTTGCAACGAGAAGTTGATAGTAGAGACGCCGCGCAGCGAAAGATGTCGTGGGCACCGCCCCAAACGCTCCCCGAACCGGAGCCGCAGGAAGGTTGGGTGTTCCGCTGGATTCGGACCAGTATTATGGGTCAAGCAGATCCCTCTAATACGTCTGCAAAGTTTCGGGAAGGCTGGGAGCCTGTGAAGGCTTCTGAACAACCCAAGCTGATGATGCAAGCTGATCCCAATGGACGTTTTAAAGACAACATTGAGATTGGTGGGTTGTTGCTCTGCAAGGCTCCAAAGGAGTTGATGGACCAGCGTGATAGCTATTACGCGAAACAGGCCCAAGCTCAGTTGCAGTCAGTGGACAACAACTTTATGAGGCTGAACGACGAACGTATGCCCCTCTTCACTGAGAAGAAAACTACGGTCTCGTTTGGCAAGGGTAAATAACTTATTTTGGAGTAACAAATGGCTTATCCTACCGTTGACAAGCCTTATGGCTTGAAGCCGATCAACTTGATCGGTGGGCAGGTGTTTGCCGGTGCAACTCGTCAGCGTCGTATCGCTTCTGGTGCCTCAAGCATCGGTTATGGCGACCCGCTGAAGTTCGCTTCGGATGGCACTGTTGTTGTGACGACTGAAGAGAGCACGGCTCCCGTTCGCGGTTTTGCCGGTGTTTTCTTGGGTTGCACGTTTGTGTCCTCTGTGACGGGTCAACCGACCTACTCGCAGGCTTGGATTTCGGGCACCTCGGTTAAGGCCGGTACGTATATCACTGCGTACGTGGTTGAAGAT